CCCTCGGCGCCGATAGACGCGGAGCCGCTCGCCAAGACCAAGACGAGGCCGCAACGCGCCCTTGAAGTCGCCAAGCGCCTACAGGGGATCGCGTCGTGAATTATATCCGCCATCGTTCCGACGAACATATTGCGCGCGATGCGGCCGAGCGATGCTCGATCGTCAATTCCACGCTTCGCCGCATTACGGAGACGAAAGGATTTGCGGTCGCGCACCGCGCTATGTGCGATCTTGTCCGCGATACGGCGCCGGGCTGGAAATGGATCGAGACGACCGAGCCCGGCGACGCCTATCCGACTGTCTCGCTTATCGATCCGCCTAAGGGGCTTAGATGAAGACGACGATTCTCCGCTTTCAGTGTGACCGCTGCCCGAACATGCTCGACGACGAGAAGCTTCCGCCAGAATGGGGCCGCCTCGCGATCAACGGCAACGGCCGGTCGATCGGGGTTGAGGCCGAGGTCCACCTATGCCCCGGATGCGTCGAGGCAATGTTTGATGCGTTCCACGGCGTAACCGACCCTGTCCCGGCGCCGCCGCCCCCTCCGCCGGAACCCAAGCGGAAACGGATCACACTCGAAACGCGCCGCGAGCTTGAGGGGATCGTCGAGGACGCGCTCACGCTCCAAGCATCGGCGACGGCGTCATGTATCCGCGCCGATCCCGTCGCCCTCCAATTCGACGAAATGATCCCGGCCGTCGCCCGCTCAATCCGGCCGCGTGCGGCCGAGGCAGTCAAGCTGATAATCGCGGCGCTTCCGAAATGACCGTCACGAGCAAGGCATGTCGGAAAGTGGCCTCACAGCTTGCTAGGGCGACTCGGAATGCGCCTGGGCGGATATTTCGCGAATCCGCGTGGCTATCGAGCGCATGCAATGACCGATCTATTCGACGCTCCGAACTTATTCGAGCCGGCCTCCCCTCCGCCCTCTCCGGCGCCTGCCCAGGCGAAACCGCCGAGACCGCGCTACGTCGCGCCGGCCGAGCCAGATTGGCCCGTTTCGCCCCCTCCGCCGCGCGACAAGCGCATGAAACCGAATCCCGGCAAGCAACCGCGCGGATCGAAGGATAAGCGCGTCGTCGTCGAATTGAACAACGGCAAGACGCTGGGCGAAAAGCCGGTCGTCGATACGAGCAAGGTCGGATGGGACGCCAACACGACGGATTGGACGATTGACCCTGATTGGCCTTGGGCTGTGGCGTTCTACCGCATTCTCTAGGCCGCGCTGATCCGCCTCGCGTAGATTTTCACCATGCCGACGACGGTCGACCGCTCGATCGCATCGATCGCGATCTTGTCGCCGTTGAAAGATGCCTCCGCCGACAGGTCGGGGCGCTTGGGTGGTTCACCAAAATAGGCGATTTCGAGCTTGTCGTCGCCAACGTCGCGACAGCCGGCCGGGCCGGTGTAGAAGGCCGTGCGAAGCTCGTCGCGGACCCCGTTATCGACCTCGCCGAGGATCGGCGCGGCGGTTTCTGTCGTCTCGTCGGTCATTGCTGCGCCACGTTTACGGTTACGGTCCGCTGTTTCGTGCGGGCCGGGACTGAATTCGTCGTAACGGTTAGCTCAATCCCGAGGATCAAGCCAGAGCCAGCGAAACTGGCGGAGCTTTGTTGACCGGACGACACCGAAAGCCAGAATGTAATGGTGTTTCCGACCAAGGTCGTAGCGTACCCGCCGGTCGTATTGATGACGAGGCCGGCGGCGATTGCCTCGGCCGTCAAGGCGACTGTGTAGCTCGCGACGCTCTCACTCGGCGTGAGGAACGAATTGTCATCCGACCCCTGCGATAGAACGACCTGAAAGTCGACAAGATCGGCCGGGTCCATCGGCCGCGACATGGCTTTTGCATTGGGCGGGATCGCCATTGCTCACAATCCTACGTATTTGGGGCCGGCCTCGGTCAACGTCACGCGCCGCCCGGCCGGCGTCGCCGCGTCCCAGGCGGTTGCGCTCTTGATCCTCGGCCGATTGAGGTTCGTCGGAACGACCGCGTTGCCGCCGGAGATCGTTGTCAAGACGTCTTGAAAGCTGTTGTCGTCAAAGGTGTACCGGACGTAATTCGGGCCGTCCGGGAGGCCGAACGTCGTTCCCCAAGCGAGCGTAAGAACGTCGGCGCCGCGTGCTGCCGTCGCCGCGCCGGTCGGGATTGGGCTCGTCGGCACCGATCCGGACTCGACCTGAGCGCCCCAACAATACCCGTTCTTGACGCCGTCGCCTTGGAAAGAGATCGTTCCGCCATTGGTGAAGGCGCACGAGTGCTGCCCGTTCGAAATATGCCCCGCGTCAACCGCGTACGTGATCGATAGCCAATACCAGCTATTCGCCAAAAGCTTCGCGGTCGTCGACGTGATGGCGGCCGGGATCGTCGTCCAAAGGCCCGACGTAAGATTGAAATAGGCCACCGGGAAATTTCCGGTCCCGATCGAGCCAAGCGAACAATTAGTGTATTGGTTCGCCTTGAAATAGGCCGACATCGTGTATGTCCCGGCGGCCGGGACGGAGACGTTTTGCGTCCGATGCTGATTGCCGTTCGTCGTGCCAGCGATGATGCTGTCGGCTGTGTTCGTGCCGTCCGGCGCGGTAGCGACATTCGCGCCGACTGCCGGGTTTGAGCCGCCGCCACCGGCGCCCCATGGAGCTTGATCGAGCGCGTTCGATTGGAGCAGCAAGTTTGTCGCCGCCGGCTCGATCAAAATGCCGTTGGCGGCATGCGTGATCGGATCGTAATCCCAACGGGGGGCATTGACCGCGTAGCTCGTGAGACTTCCGCCGACGGCCGTCGCATATCCCGTCGTCGACCGGGTAAGCGTGGCGCCGGCCGGAAGGGCGCCGCCGGTGAATGAAAATGTCAGCGACATGAGCCATCAATATGGGAAAATCGTCCCGGCGACTAGGATCGCAAATTTTGTGCATTGACATTGCGCGCAACTTGCATAGGGTCGGCGCATCGCAACGGAAGGGTTTCCCCCCTGTACCGACCGGAGCGATTGGGGCCGGGGGTCCGTAATGCCACCCGCGCTGCTCCCGGCCCCAAGTCTTCCTCATTCGGGCGTAGCCAAGCGGTAAGGCAAGGCGCTTTGATCGCCTCACCGGGGGTTCGAATCCCTCCGCCCGATCAGGCCGCGAGCCCGAACAGCTTCGCGATTGCCAGCGTTACTTGATCGACGATTTGATCGTGCAGCACGCCTTGCCAAAGAGCTTGGCCCTTGGCCGCCGTGTCGCGCGGATTCACGGGCGGCATGCCCGGCATAAGGTCGGCATTCGTCGCGGCCGTCATGCTCGCGAGTTGCGCGGTCGACCCGGCGACGGGAGAGGCAAAGACCGGCGGTCCGAGCCGCTCGATCCGCGATTGTAGATCGCTTTCGCTTGTGACCCCGTCGCGGTAGCGCGCCAGTTGCGAGCGCGACATTTGGATCACGCCGCAACGGCAACGGAAGCCGAGCGGCGGCCAATACTGAGTCCAAAACCAGTGATCGACGGGTAGGATAATCCCATCCCAAGCGCGATGATCGGAGTCGGGCGATTTCGGCGGATGGCGGACGCGCTCGTCGCGTGCGGTGAATGCGCGGAGGTATGGCAGCGCGGCCTTGGTTGCTTGGACGCGGTTCCACCGGCCGGCAGCGCGAGCAAGGCGGAGGTTCGTGTCATAGATCAGGTGGACGCGGCTCGCGATTTGTCCCTCGTCGCCGCCGAGCCATCCCTTTTGCCGTAGGATCGGCGTCACGAGCGCGGAGAAATCTTGCTCCGTCCCGCCCCGCGAGAAAACGTCGACCAGGGCGAAATAGAGGTCGTCGGCAATGTCAGTGCCGGCGGTTTGCGCGGCCGTGAAGGCGCGGGCGTACTCTTGTGGCCCCATGTCGCGATATGACCCTATCGCCTTCGGGTCCTTGGCGAGGAGCCATTTCTCAAGGTCCGGCGCCGATACCTGTAGCGGGTAAAGCTTCCCCGGCTTGGCGTCGAATAGGATCATACGTCCCAAGTCTCGCGAATTTCACGGACGCGGTTATCTAGGCCTTGGACGACGTCGGCGCGCTCGCTCGGCTTGACGATCGTCTTGCAATAGGTCTCGATAATTCCGCCGGTCGCGGCGACGACGACGATCCCGATCGACTTGTCCGCTTGATTGAGCAGCGCGGCGAGCGCGGAAAGCTCCTCCTCGACGAGGTCGTCAAACGCTTTGGTCGGAATCGCCGGCATGGGAGCCTGATACGCGAACGCCCGGCCTATCGCTAGACCGGGCGCCAACGCCGCGACGTCTCCCATGCGCGGCCTTCATAGCGAACGCCCCGCCTGTTGCCAAGCGGAGCGCTGCTCTTGCCGTCATAGGGCTTGCCGGCCGGGATTACCCTCGGGCGAAATGGTCGAGGCGGCCGAGCGTTGGCGGGTGCCGTTGCCGATCTCAAGGAACGCCCGTAACCGGCCGTCCACCTCGTGTCCTACGGCCATCATTGGCCGCCGTCATCCGGTCGCGCCGGCACGCCTACTCACTCGCAAGCCCTCCGCGCCTTGCACTCGGGGCCGACTCCGCCTTTCGCCTCTAGAGCTTGGGCGGGCGAGCTTTCGCTCGGGATCGCTGGCGGATCGTGCGGAATTTCACCGCCTCGGCCCCGCTCCCGGCCCCTCCGCTGTTCCCCATCAAGGTTCGGTCGTCGGAGGTCGAGTCAACCTGTCGGCCGCTATATGCTCAACCGATCCGGCCCGCAAGACGCCGCGTGCGCGGCGTATCCGGGATACCCTGATCGAGGTTGAAGCGATGGCGCTCGCGACGGCGCTCGTCGATCAGGAAGCCGTCAAACGGCGACAAGCGGCCGAAACGGAGCGCGGCAATGATCCCGCGCGTCCCGCCCTGTATCCTCACACGCCGCCGCGAGCGCGCAAGCGGGCGACGATCGCGTTCCGTTTTTGCGTGGCAAGCGGTCCGGTTACGATCACGGCGGCAATCGAGCCCTGCCAGAATTGCGAGGCGATGGCGGCGCCGATCGATAGGCCGCTCGCCACGGTAGCGGGCGTATGCGTGTCGCTGGTCTCGGCGCCGCCGTCTACGGCGACGTGGTGAGTCGTCGCGGTGACCCGGCTGCGCACTACATGGACGCCCGAGAGGTCGGTCACAGTATCGACGGCGGGCCAAACGTTGCCGCCGCCCGCGCCAATCTGCGACCGGGCGCGGTTAACGCCGCTTACGACGGTCCGACCCGTCCGCCGGAAATCGTCTGTTCCGGCTCCCCAATCTAGCGCGGTGCGCGATGTTGCGTCGGCGGCGAGCGCGTCTTGCTTGAGCAAGACGAATACCTCCGATCCGGCCGTCCCCGCCGGTAGCCCTGTGGCTCCTGAAAGGGAAAGAACGTCGTTAATGCCGTCGAAAGTTGCCGCCGGTGTGCCGTTGATCGCGGTTGCGCCATAGGTAGGGCGATTCGCGGCCGTTGCCTGCGATAGGACGCGGTTGCCGACGCTGTCCCGAACGTCCGACACTGCTCCCGAGGCAAGCGTAACTGTGAGGGCGTTGGAGAAATCCCAATAAGCGAGGGCGTCGCTACCAAGGGTCATCATGAGGAGATTATCGGGGTCGGAGACATTCCCATAGAAGGCGTTCCCCGCCGAAATCTGCCCGGCAAGATTATAGTGGATGGAGTCCGCGCCACCGTTGTTCCCAAAGCCGTCTTGGTCGAAGGCGAAAACATCGAAGGCGCTGGAGGCCGCCGTCAATTGCGCAGCACGCACCGCCGCATTGTTCGGTTGCGTGGTTCCGATCCGGGGTAGGACGATCATTGTCGTCCCGGCGACAAACCACGATTTAGCGCGGATGAGTCCGAACACGGTCGCTGCCGTCGTTCCCCAGGCCGCAGCGCTGTCTGCATAGGCCGCATCATTGACGCCAAGCTCGAAATAGACCGCGCGCACGGTCGGCGTGAAGCCGAGGGAGACGAGTTTCGCAATCGCCGCGTCGATCCGAGATATGGCGCCCGTCCATAGCGTAGTGGCGTCCGCCGGGTCCCAAACCGTAAAGGTTGCCGCGTTCGAACTGGAGCGCGAAAGGAACGACCCAGCCGCTGCCATCTTGATAATCGCGAGCGGCTTCGACGGATTCGCGGCTCGATACGCGCGCGCGAATTGCATTTCGGGCCCGACGTGACCATCCGCCGTGACGTTCTGGTTGCCCATCCCGGTTATCCCGGTGACTGGCTGATATTGCACGAAAATACCGGCGGAACTCGACGATGCCAGCCACGTCAAGACTTGCGAATCTGGGGCATAGGCAAGAGCCGCTTCATCGCTTGCCTGACCACGGTTGTTGCTGTCGCCCATCGTGACGATAACGTCGATAGGGCCGGGAGCGACGCCTGTCTTGATCGCGGCGACTTGCGCGAGCGCGAAGCCGAGCCCGAGCATCAGTAGAGCGCCGCGATGCCGGTCGCGGTAGTGCCCGCGAGCTTGACGCGCATTGGGCGAAGCGGGATCGGTACGCCTGCCTGCACAGCGAAGGTGAAGGGGACGCCGTCCGCGCCGACACACGCGATGTTGCCGCCGACATTCGCCCACAGCGCCTTGGGGCGCCCGCCAGGAAGGTCGGCATTGTCGTCCGGGGTAACCGCCGCCCACGAGGACGCGGGGGATGATGTCGTGTCGGTCATCGTGTCGTAAATGCGCGTCATTTCTGTTTCCTCAGGCTGTAACTTCATCCTCCGCGCCAATCGAGGCGCCGGCCCTCTCCGCGAGCAGCGGAAGTGCGGTCAAGGCCGCAAGGCGCTCGACCGGCATTTTCTCCATTGCGCCGAGGATCGCGATCCGCGCGCCCTCGACCGTCTTGACCCCTTGGAGGCTCGTGCGAAGCTCGCCGGCCATGGCCTCAAAAACGGGATTTGCCTCCTCGACGAGCGCGTCGATCAAGCGCGAGATCGCGGCGTCCTCGTCGGCCGAGAAAGCGTACATGGCCGGATCGACCTCACCCGAGTCGTTGAGCTTCTCGAATATCTCGGGGCCGAATTGTAGCTCGCCTTGGAAAGGCTCGATCGTCGACAGGTCCACGTCGCCGGGATCATAGGTCAACGTGATATGCGGCTTGTATTCGTCGTAATCCGACGACGCGCCGCGCTCGACCATGCTGTCATGGCGATACGTGAGATCGGCCGACGCGAACCGTAGGACGACGGCGCCCTCGCCGAACGTCTCGACCGCTCGCGGGCCGCCTGGGCGAACCGTCATGTTGCCCTTGTCGTCTCCGCCGCAAATCCAGTTGTCGCCCATGTCAAACCAGTCGACCGGGGTCTTTGAGTAAAGCACGGTGACATGCATGTCGCCGGCCGGGACAAGGTTTTTTAGGCCGGCTTTCGTCGCCCAGGCGCGCAACGGACCCTCGTCGAGGAGCTTGCGCGAGACGTAGAGCGGCGCGCGGTCTTCGACGCCGAATTGCGAGGCCGCCGCCGCAATCTTGGCCTTGCGCGCCGCCGCGCCATTGTCGTTCGCCGGGGGCTGTGCGCCGGGCTGTCCGAGCGCCGGCGCGTTGACCTTGGCGAGCGCAATATCCTTCGCCTGTTGCGCCGCCTCCATGGGCGACGGCCGCTCGACAAGCTCGTAGCCGTCGCCGTAAACCTCCGCGACGCTGTCCTTTGTGCGGCGAATGCCGATCCCGTCGAGCTTGACGTCGCGATCGGCGACTTGATCGAGGTCTTGTGGCTCCTCAAGGACGCGCCAGACGGTCGGCGGAGCGACGTCGGGGCCGTAATTCCAGCGCGTTAGCCACGTCGCATAGGTGCGGTTGATCGCCTCGGAAATGAGGTCGCTATC